CTTTGACGGCAACACTTCGACAATTTGCACTCAGACGACTGCTGGCGGGAACATTTCGGTTAACTATGGATCAACGAATCCAATCTATATCGGCTCTATCGGAATCTTGCCGGGCGTTTCTGGCACGTTCAATGTGGTATTTGAGTGCTCCTCTGACGGAAGCACATGGATCCCAATCTCGTCTCCCGGACCTACGGTCTGGGTGGACAATGAATGGCTCTGGTACGACATCGATCCGGGATACACGGTTCCGTACTATCGGATCAGAGCAATTACGGGTACGTTGAGCTTGCGGGAGTTGTTCTTCGGGAATAACTCAACTGAGATCACGATGGCTCGGTTGAACCGAGACGACTACACCAACCTTCCGAATAAGAACTTCACGGCCAATCAGCCGTTCCAGTATTGGTTCAATCGCACGATTCCGCAGTCCAAGATCTACTTGTGGCCGGTTCCGAGCGATCCGTTTATCCAGATGACGGTTTGGTACTCGCGTCAGATTGACGACGTTGGTGCGCTGACGGATGAGTTGGAAGTGCCTCAGAGATGGTATGAGGCTACGATCATGATGCTGGCTCATCGCATGAGCCTAGAGTTGCCCGGAGTTCCTTTAGATCGGGTGCAGTACCTTGAGGCTCAGGCCGAGAAATACTTAGGGCAGGCTGAGGCGGAAGAGCGCGACAAGTCGCCGATCTATCTGGCCCCGGCGATCGGCGTTTACACGCGGTAATGCCACGCTTCCTCGACACTCGTGGGTATGCGGATATTGCAATCGCAATCTGCGATCGGTGCCGTCTCAAATATCCGCACGCGGTGTTAAGACCGGATCCGAACTTTCCGGGGTTGCAGGTTTGCGATACCGGGTGCGCCGATCAGTTTGATCCTTATCGTTTACCCGCAAGAAAGACCGAACGTATTACTATTAGGTTTCCGCGTCCTGATGTGAGCGTTGCGGCCAATGACGATTACCTGATGACCGAAGGAAGCAATCAGTTCCAGATTTCGTTGGAAGGAAACTCACAGATTCCAACCACCAACGGGAACCTAGACACCATTGCCCCTAGCCCACCGAGTCAAGAATAATGTCAGCACAAGTCACGATTAGTCAGTTACCTGCTGCCCAAACGCTAACCGGGAATGAGCTTGTTCCTGTAGTTCAGAACGGGCAAACGGTTCGCACAACGACCGGCGCAATAGGCGGGGGCGGGGGAAGTGGTTCGGTTACATCGGTTAATGTCTCTGGGGGCACTACTGGCCTGACGACATCTGGTGGTCCTATCACGAGCACCGGAACTATCACACTAGGTGGGACGCTTGCGGTTGGCAGTGGTGGTACGGGTGCGGGTACCGCTGTGGCGGCTCGGGCAAACATACTGCCGAGCTACGCAGGCAATGCGTCCTATGTGCTGAAGGTTAATTCAGGCGCTACGGATGTTGAGTGGGTTGCCGGTGGCGGCGGTGGTGGCGTTGTTCAGGTAAATACCGGCACCGGATTGACGGGTGGCCCGATTACGACGAGCGGGACCGTTTCTCTGGCTAATACTGCGGTGACGGCCGGAACATACAACAATGCCACGGTTGCGGTGGATGCTCAGGGCCGGATCACTTCGGCGTCTTCGGGGACTGCGCCGGTTACCACGGTGAGCGGGACGGCGAATGAGATTGCGTCAAGCGGAGGCACTACACCGGTCATTTCGTTGCCTGCTGCGCTTACGTTTACTGGGAAAACAATTACCGGCGGGACTTACTCTGGCGGGACAATCAACAATGCCTCAGTGGGGGCTACAACGGCGTCAACGGGTCGGTTTACGACGTTGGCGGCGACTTCTGGAACTGTTCTTGCAACCCCGACAAGCAACAACGATATTGTTAACAAGGCGTACGCGGATGCGGTTGCATCTGGGTTGACCTTTCACCAGAACTGTGACTTTGCGACCGCTGACTTCCTGCCAGATTGCACCTACAACAACGGTTCGTCTGGAGTTGGCGCAACCCTGACCGCGGTCTCAAACGGTGCGCTGCTTGTTGACTCATCGACGATCTTTTCTGGCAATCGGATTCTTGTAAAAAACCAGTCGTCTCAACTGCAAAACGGGATCTACACGGTTACTCAGGTTGGTACCGTTTCAACGCCGTTTATTTTGACTCGGGCGACGGACTACAACACGCCGGGCACGACGTACCTGAATGTAGATGCTGGCGACTTTACGCTTGTGCTGAATGGCGCAACGAACGCAAACACCTCGTGGGTTCAGACCTCTCTGCCGCCGATCACGATCGGCGTCACAAGTATTGTGTTTGTTCAGTTTGGAGCGGGTAGCGCGGTTTATTCTGCCGGTACGGGGCTAAGTCTTTCCGGCACAAATCAGTTCAGCATCACTAACAGTGGTGTGACTTCTGGGACTTACGGGTCTGCGTCAGCGGTTCCTCAGTTGTCGGTTAACGCTCAGGGGCAGATCACTGGAGCGTCCGGTGTAAACATTGCGATTGCTGCGTCTCAGATCACGTCTGGCACGCTGCCGATCGCGCAAGGCGGAACTGGGCAATCAACCGCGGCGAACGCGATCAATGCGCTGCTACCGTCGCAGACATCGAACAGCGGGAAGTTCCTAACTACTGACGGCTCTAACCCTTCTTGGGCTACCGGATCTGTTGGAACGGTTCAGTCGGTCTCGGTTGTCTCTGCAAACGGTCTGGCCGGGACTGTAGCGACCTCTACGTCAACTCCTGCCATTACCCTATCTACGACCGTTAGCGGCCTACTGAAGGGCAATGGGACGGCGATTAGCGCGGCCACGGCGAACACTGACTATCAGTCTCCGATCACGCTTACGACGACGGGGACGAGCGGCGCGGCTACCTTTAACGGGACCACGCTGAATATTCCGCAGTACGCTGGTGGTGGTGGCGGCGGAACTCCGGGTGGATCAGACACTCAGGTTCAGTTTAATAACGCTGGCTCGTTTGGCGGGTCAGCTAACTTTACTTGGAACGGCGCGAGCTTGCAGATTGGTGGCCAAGGCGCGGTTAGATTTGCCGATCTTGATAGCAGCAATTATGTAGCTTTCAGGGCTCCGTCTACGGTTGGAACCAATGTAACTTGGACGCTTCCAAATGCTGACGGGTCAAATGGTCAGGTTCTGTCAACGAATGGCGGATCAACTCTTTCATGGGTTACGCCGACTAGCGTTACGCCTCCGGGTGGCTCAGACACCCAGATTCAGTTTAATAGTTCCAATACATTTGGCGGTTCCAATAATCTGACTTGGGATGGCAACAACATCCAAATAGGATCACAGGGCGCGATACGGCTTGCTGATTCAGATAGCAGCAACTATGTGTCGCTTAGGTCTCCTGCTGTTGTTTCCGCAAACAGAACATTTACTTTACCGTCAATTTACGGAACAAATGGTCAGTTTTTATCAACCGACGGCACTGGCACCTTGTCTTGGGCTACGGCGAGTGGCGGAGGGGGCGGCGGCAGTCCGAACCTTGACGGTGGAACGCCAACTAGTAACTATGGCGGGATTACCGCAATTGACGGAGGGACGCCATAATGGCTGTTCAGATTCAACTTAGAAATGGTACTGCGTCGCAGTGGACTTCGGCCAATCCGACGCTTGCTGTTGGTGAGATTGGTGTTGAGACGGACACCAACAGGTTCAAGGTAGGAACAGGGTCAACTGCGTGGAACAGCCTTGGGTACGCGGTTGGGTTTTCATGGAAGGGAACTTGGTCTAGTTCAACTGCCTATGTAGTAAATGATGTGGTTTACTACAACGGATCTAGCTACATTTCGATCCTGAATGGCACAAACCAGAACCCTGCGTCGGCTACTTCTTATTGGAGTCTAGTCGCTCAGGCCGGTGCTGTTTCATCGGTAGGGCAAACATTCACCGGCGGCATTGTTTCTGTTGCCGGCTCGCCGATTACCACTTCTGGTACGCTGGCTCTGACTGTCGCGGGGACTAGCGGCGGTGTTCCGTACTTTTCAAGCGGTAGCACTTGGGCATCATCGTCGGCGCTTGCGTCTAACGCCTTAGTTGTTGGTGGTGGTGCTGGGAATCCTCCTGCAACTGTCACGACCGGGACCGGGGTGCTTACGTTCTTGGGAACGCCATCTAGCGCAAACTTGCTTTCGGCGATGACTGACGACACCGGCACTGGCTTGCTGGTATTCAATAGCGCCCCGGCATTGACCAATCCAACGGTTACCAACTACGTTGAGACGCTGTATTCGGCTAATACCAGCACGGCAATCACGGTGGATTTAGCCAATGGTACGGTGCAGAATCTGACGCTAACGGGCAATGCAACGATCACGATGCCAACTGCGGTTGCTGGCAAATCGTTCATTATTATTCTCTCTCAGGACGCAACCGGAAGCCGGACGGTTACTTGGTCAACCGTATCTTGGCCTTCCGCAACCGCGCCAACAATCACCAGCACCGCGAGCAAACGGGATATTTTTTCGTTTTTCTCTAATGGTACAAGCTGGTTCGGAACAACACTCGGCCAAAACTACACATAATGTTTGCTGCATCTAAATCAGGCCGAGTTGCCGCTGCCGCCGCTACTACGGACCCAAACTTTAAGTATGTCCCG